TCTTAGTGCAACAGCATCACTCACAGCAACTTTACGCAGAACAAAACAATTTAGTGCAAGTCTAGTTGTTGCGGCAAGTGAATTAACAGCCAATGCAAGAACAAGAGGCTTTGGTGCAATATTAACATCAACAGCCACTGTCAGTGCTACACCAACTAAACAGTTTGGTGCATTTACAGCCACCCTATCAGCAACAGCCAGCTTGTCAGGCAATCTAGTTAAGATTAAAGAATTTAGTGCAAACCTAATAACAACTGGTTCAACATTAATTGCTGATACAAGAACACGCGGTGATGGTGCAAACTTAACAGCAACAGCCACTTTAACCTCTAGTGCTAGAAGAACTAGAAGAACAGCAGTTGCATTAACAACAACTGCAACAGTAACAGCACAACCAAATAGAATTAAACAGTTTAGTTCTAATTTAGTTGTAGGCGCAAGTGAATTAACTGTAGACCAAAAGACAGCTAGAACTAGTGCTACATTATCAACAACAGCGGCATTATCATCAACAGCTAAACGAACAAGAAATGGTACTGCAACTATAAGTTGCCAAGCCAACATCGTTGTTAATGCTAGCCAATCTAAGATTATTCGTGTATCATTATCAAGTACAAGCTCGTTATTTGTTACAACAGGTAATATTAAGAGAGCAGAAGCTCACTTAAATGTTGGTGCATTTGAAATAGCAACTGCAAGAACAATTAATCTAAGTAGTGCGGCCATGTGGACTGTACCAGCTGAATCAACCATGTGGAAGATACAGCAAGAAACAAGAGAATGGATTATTCCATACGAAGAAAGAACTTATCAAGTATAAAGGAAAATATTATGACAACAGGATATCAAATTATTGATAATCAATTATGGATTAGCAAGGATCCTAGTGCTCAATTGCTTTATGGCTTTGACTGGAGTGAATGGTTGCCACAAGGTGATAGTTTGCAATCAGTTAACTATACTGTAACTGCCAGAGTAAATGATCCAGCACCATTGGTCAAAGAAGATACAACTTTAGATACTGTAAACAAAAAAACCTATGTGTCACTTAGCGGTGGACAAACTGGCAAGAGTTATGTGGTCACAGCTAACATTACAACAGCAAATGGTTTGATTGACAGCAGATATTTTAAAGTCAAAGTGGAAAAGCGTTCGGCCTAATCTAAACCGATTCAAAATCCATATTCTTAAATAGAGTATGGATCCAAATGAACTTAGACAACGATTAGAACAAGTAGCCGAACTTAAAGACCGCAAACCAATTAAAACGGCTAGTCACAGACCCGCGATTGAATATATTACAGAAGTAGATGAAGACGGCGAGGAATATCAAATTGCAGTTGAAATCAAAGATAATCCAACGCTAGGTTATGAATTGGTCAAAGTTAAAGACCAACACAAATTATGTGAATTGGGCTGTGGCGATATAGTTGCAAATCAAATAACCGAACGCAGATTTGTTCGAACACCACAACCACATTGGCGTACTCGTTGCAAAAACTGTGACCACTATGTTAGTCCAGATGGCAAAGGTTTTATCAAAGGTAGTCATGCTGTGCAAAATGCTTTTGGTAGATATTTTAATTCAACTAAAACCATTCCAAAAGATGAACCGTTACCTCCAGGAACAGTACATGTTACCGAATACAGTGATCATACAGAAATAGTCACAAATACACAGATAATCAAGCGATACAAATAAATAAAAATGTTAGGCAGGTATGCTAGTACAAGGCTGGCATGATTGATGGCATATCAATCTCCGTTATAAAGGGTTACAGCCATTACCCTATTCTCTGATAAAATCCTGCCTAACACCTTTTTCTCCAAACCGCTTTTTCAGCGGTTTTTTTTGTGTTAAACTAAATACTGTATAGGAGAATAAAATGGCACAAAACACCAAAACAATAGCAAACCCGTCGGATTATTTTGTTTCTACGGGAGCGCAATCATTAACAACATTAACAACAATAACTACTAATAACAACTTAACAACAGTTAATGTTATCACATCTGAAGATGGCGACAAACATCAACAGGAGTCCTTCGGACATCTTTTGGCTAGCCCAGAGGGCTTGGCTCCGCAAGGGGTCGTAGACCTAAATGTAAGTGCGCCCGCCAAATGGAAGTATGCAAAAGTTGATTTGTTTGATAATTCAACAGAAAAGCAAATTAAAAAGGGCATACGCAAACTACGCCTTAGTTTGAGCTTTTTAACATTTACCAATAGCAATTATCAATATCTTGGCGCACTAATGAATAGTCGCATTCGTGATGTCAAGCGAGGATTTGATATGGATGATCCATATGAAAAAGCGCACTATGATTTACTCATTCAGACCTATACAGAATTAAAAGAATTGGGCTATGAAAATGTACGCCTAAGCAAATGCTATGAAAGAGCAGTTAGAGGCAAAGGTAAAACTATTTTTGGATTAAGTGTAATTTTAGTAGAACTGCCACAAGACGGACAATATCTTTGTTTGTTATTAGACGGAACAGATTTAACAAGAATTGATTTATCCGGCAAACAATTAACTGACAAACAAAGAGCAGGCAACTGCATTAGTTCTGGACAGTATGGATCTAATACAATTAAAAGAAAGACACGCAATGACTTCTTCAAATAAATCTGTGCCCTTAGTCAAACATGCCAATCACACAGTTAAAATTGTATTAGTAACAGGATCTAAACACTATGGCAAGTATCACTGTGTTGATTGCAATAAATGGATAGCGTGGGCTAGTCGTGCAGAAATTAATCGCGCATTAGAACTAGGTTTAGTTACAGATTAAGATAATATTCACAGTTCTTAATTAATCGCTCATCTGATAGATTTAGTTCGAGAGCTAATGCTCCGTAATGAATTGCTTGTTCTTTCATACCTAGGTGATAAGCAGATAATGCGGCAAGATCATAGGGTTTCCATGACCACGGATCATTAGTAGATGTAAACACATATTCTCTTTGAGTAATAGTCAAACACTGAGTTGCGGCATAATAGCATTCATGCCACTGCTGTGTTTCAAAACAGGCTTGAGCTAGATCTAACCAAGTATCACGAATATATCTGCTTGTGTCTACTGCCAATCTCAAATGCTTGAGTGCTTGTTCTTGATTACCTAAATTCAAATAACAACGACCCATATGACGCAAAGCAAATGAGCGTTCATGATGCCATGTAGCACCAGGTAATGCTAGATATCTAGTCCACTCTTTAATGGCCAATAACCACTGCTTGGTATAAAAGTATTCACGGCCCAAATACCAACTGTCTCTGTGACTGTATGGATCTTCCTTGATGGCAGATTCTAGCATGGGCAAATACTGTCCACGGCTTTTTGACAAATCAGGATGGTGTTCTGTTAGGATATCTTCGGTAATTGCCCATACTTCTCGTGTGCGTGGATCGGGCTCAATCATTTCATGTATTAAATGCCGCCAAGTATAACCTGTTCTTTTATGCACTTTAGTACAGTTATATATTTCGCCTTGATTGTCGAACCTGTACTGAAGTCTAGTAATGTCCGATTTCCAATTGCGTTCTATAGATTCACGCCAACCCGGAGTCATTACTTCATCCAAATCTAGTGCAACGCACACATCTATGTCTTTTGGAACAAGCCCTAGTGCTATGTTACGAGCTGTATCAAAACGCCAAGGACTGACAGTTATCCTATACACTTGTATACCTAGACTTAGTGCTAGTTCAGCAGTACCATCTGTTGATCCTGTATCAGCCAGTACAATGCAATCTGCATCCTTGCATGATTCATAAAAGCGTTCTACAAAATGTCGTTCATTAAGGCTGATGGCATACACGCATATTTTCATAAATTATTCCTCTATATTAGTGTGGGATAAATATATTTAAGAGAAAGAGGAAAAACAATGGCTCGACTTGAATACGCACGAATAGATTTGTTTAAGTTATTGCCTTACGGCTATGATATCAAATGGATGTATTCTGCTAAAGATTGTGAATACAGAGAAGACTATCAATGCTTTTTTGTTCTCAAAGGATCTCGTACTCATACTGCCATAGCTATAAAATACGGAGATGTCTTTGACTAAATTACGACCAAAAGATATTAAGGCCACTAGAGAACAAATACTTGCCGAACAAAATGGACTATGTGCCATCTGCTGTGAACTAGTCAAACCAGAAGAAGCTGTGCTGGACCATGACCACAAGTCAGGTTATATCCGTGCTGTACTGCACAGAGGATGTAATGCCTATATTGGACACATGGAAAACAACATGGCTAGGAATCGCATAAGTGCCAATAGACTTAACCAAATCTTAACCAATTTCCAATATTACATCAACACGCACCGTTTATTGGTGCATCCAACGCACAAGACACCAGAAGAACGAAAAGAACGAGCAAAAAAACGAGCTCGAGCAAAACGGGCAAAAAAATAACCTTTTTTGTTGACTTGTATAAATATATTATATATAATTAACACAATGAGATTACGAGCGGTGAGATTACTACGAAAGGAGAAGTCTCCGGATAACCGCTCACCCAACAGGAGATAAAATGGCCTACAACCCAATTAGAAAAGATGGCACACCAAAAAAGAAACCAGGACGCAAACCTATACCTCGCGAGCCTAGTACATTTGTGCGTCGAGCACCACGCCCACAAGTTTGGAAATCAGGCCCTGACATTGAACGCCATAGAATGTATCAACCTTGGTTATTAAGTAGAGCTCAAGCTAATTTTAGAGGTGAACAATTTGATTTGTCTTTTGAAGAATATTATCAACTGTGGCATAAAGATTGGGACAACAGAGGCCGCCGCCCTGAAAACATGTGCATGACACGCATTGATAAAGAAGGTGCTTGGAGCTTGGATAATGTGCATATCATTAGTCGCAAAGAACATCTAGCTGAAAGAGGCACTAGTCGAAAAAATATGACTTACAAACCCCGTTATAATAAAATGAAGGTAAACACATGAAAACTATCCTAATGGCTGTGATTTTATTAAATTTAACCGCTTGTGCAACGCCCCCGCAATGGCTAGCCAATTACTACAATAACAATGATCCTTGTCAAAGTAGAGGACAAGAGAATTACCAATATCCCAGTTGGTGCGGAGTAGGCTCAGGTAGAACTTATGTTACTCGTGACTACAATTCAGGCCGTTACTTAACTACTACAAAGGCACAATAATGCGAACAATACGCTATCAAAAGATGATTAAAATGGACCCTAGAGATGGGGTTAAATATTCAACAACCTATGTCAAGCAAACACTAAATCAGCGCAAAGAACTGTGCAGACATATTAAAACTGTCATAACAGAAATTAGTGATGCCATAGAAGGCCGTGAAGACTTAATGGATTTTGTGCGTACCCCGCTTAAAGGTTTTAAAACAACTACAGGGCAAAACCGCACTACAACAGACATACTAACAGACATGGTAAATGAAGCCAAGGGCAAGATGAAAAATGGTATGCCCAAGGACTTTGCACTAGCACCAATAGAGCGTTGGAACAAACTGTTTGAAGGTACTGACTATGCCATAGACCTAGTTCAAACATTTAACGCACCCAGCAATAACTTTGCTGATCTTGTGGAGAGTATGGAAGATGATGAACAGGGACTTTGACCCGTATGACATGTTAATGGAAGTAATGGAAAGGCTTAACCGCTTGGAACATGCTCACAACAAACTGGCCAACGCATTTCAAAAAACAGAACGCGAACTTAACATAGCATTACAAAGCATCAAGCATTTACAACAGACTCACATGTTGATCTTAAGCAATCAAGTCAAAGCTGAAGCCGAGCTAAACAAGTTGAGATAAATAAGTATGTTAGAGTTTTAGTAGGCTCTGACATTTAATCCTATATTTCTTAATACGAAAAGTGAAAAGCCCTCTTTCATGGGGGCTTTTTCACGACTACTATAAATACTAGATGGAAGATAATACATCTAATACTGCCGCGACTGAAAACATAGTTCAAGCAGAAGCCTTGAATCTCAAACCTGGACCTAAACCCAAAGAACTAGTAGAAGCAACCTACTTAGGAATTCCCGTTGGACGCGATAAGAAGGTCATAGACCCAGAGGAAGTGGAAAAACTAGCCGCATTGGGTTGTAGAGATAATGAAATTGCCAACTTCTTTGGCATTAAAGAAGATACTCTACGCTATAATTTTACGGATAATCTCACAAAAGGGCGTGAAGAATTAAAGATTACCTTACGCAGAGCCATGCTGAATAATGCATGTAAGAACATGAATGCCGCTGTTCAAATCTTCCTAGCTAAAAACATATTAGGCATGAGTGATACTGGCCAAGAGTCAGATACTAATAAGCCTTTACCATGGAGCGATGATTAATGGCCACGCAAACAGAGCGAATAGCAGTATTGGAAACCAAGGTTGACGAACTTAAAGATACTGTTAAGAACAATGATACAGAACTCAAAGCAGAACTAAAGAAAATGTACGATGCGTCATGCAGTCAACATGCCAAACTTAGTACAGACATTGAAGATTTAAAAACATTTCGTAATAGCGTACTAGCCCGTATTGCCACAGCCGCTATGATTATTGGACCTATATTAGGATACCTTGCTAATCATATTGACTGGGCTAGTGTATTAAAATAATATGCCGTTAAGTGCCGCACAAGAAACCATTGCAAAAGACCCGCACCGTTTCCGTGTGGTAGTAGCAGGAAGACGCTTTGGTAAAACGCATTTGTCTATAAGAGAACTGTGTTTCCATGCTAAGAATCCTAATCAAGAAGTTTGGTATGTTGCACCAACATATAGGCAAGCTAAACAAATTGTTTGGCGCAAACTAAAACACAAATTACAAGACCTTAACTGGGCCAAGAAGATTAATGAAAGTGAACTTACCATCTTATTAAAGAATGGCAGCGTTATAAGCCTCAAGGGTGCTGACAACGCTGATAGCCTGCGTGGTGTGGGCTTGGATTTTATGGTTATGGATGAGTTTGCTGATGTGGACGAAACAGCGTGGACTGAAGTCCTTCGCCCTACTCTTGCAGACAAAGAAGGCAAAGCCTTGTTTATCGGAACTCCTAAAGGGATCGGTAACTGGGCCCATGATTTGTATACCATGCCTACAGAACAACCTTCAACCTGGGCTAGTTATCAGTATACAACATTAGACGGTGGGCAAGTCAAGCCTGAAGAAATAGAAGCTGCCAAGCGTGACCTAGACGAACGCACATTCCGTCAAGAGTTTATGGCAACTTTTGAAACATATTCAGGCAGAATTTATTATGCATTTGAAAGAACAACCAATTGCATATTGCCCAAGGATGCTAACTTTGATTTAAGCATTATATACATAGGCATGGACTTTAACATAGATCCCATGAGTGCTGTTGTTGCTATACGCCAAGGAGATAATCTGTATGTCATCGATGAAATCCGTATGTTTTCTTCTAACACCACCGAAATTGTGGAAGAAATTAAGACGCGATATCCAAAAGCAAAAACATTTGTCTACCCAGATCCAGCCGCCCGCCAAAGAAAAACATCAGCTGCCGGCTCTACTGATCTCACCATCCTCAGCAACGCAGGATTCGTAGTCAAAGCACCTAATGCACATACACCTGTGCGTGACCGTATCAATGCTGTTAACAGCAGACTAAGGGATGCTAAGGGTATTTCACGCCTGTTTATACATCCTAAGTGTAAATACACTATAGAAGGATTAGAACGCCACACTTATAAGGAAGGTACAAGCCAACCTGATAAGGACAGTGGCTATGACCATATGATGGATGCACTGGGCTATATGGTTGATTATTTGTTCCCAGTAAGAAGAGATATAACGCCCGAGGCGCCAATGCGCTGGGGTCATAACATTGGAGCCCGTTAAATGGCAATTATTCAAACCGTAGAAGAACAACTGGCCCGCTTAGGTAGTTACAATCGCATGTATAACTACAACAGAAACAATTGGAAATATCTGTTGGTAAGTTATCTAGGTGGCGATGATTACCGTAGAGCAGGCTTGTTAACTAGATATCAATTAGAAACAGATGCGGAATATCAAGCCCGCCTAAATGCAACACCACTAGAGAACCATTGCAAAGCTGTTGTCAATGTTTACAACAGTTTCTTATTCCGCAACTGTCCAGAACGCCTATATGGCAGCATGGAAGGCATGCCAGAAATAGAAGACTTTTGCTATGATGCTGACTTAGAAGGACGCAGTTTAGATTCATTCATGAAGGATGTTGCAACCTGGGCTAGTGTATTTGGACATTGCTGGGTGCTTGTAACCAAACCTAATTTAGGTGCTGTAACTCGTGCAGAAGAAATGGCCATGGGTATTCGTCCTTATGTGTCATTGATTACTCCTATGAACATGCTAGACTGGCAGTACTATAGAGAACCAAGTGGACGCTATTGTCTCAAGCATCTCAAGTATGTAGAAGAAGTCAACGGCTCTGTTCAGACTATTAAAGAATGGTACGAAGACCGTATTGAAACTTGGGTAGTAGACTTTGACAAGCGTGAAGTGCATGACCATCAAATAGAAACAAATGGCTTGGGTAAGATACCTGCTGTTTGTGCTTACAATAGCCGTAGTAATGTTCGCGGTATGGGTATACCAGACTTGTCCGACATTGCGCACTTACAGCAATTCATCTACAACTTGACCAGCGAAGTAGAACAAACACAACGCATGGACGCACATCCAAGCCTAGTTAAGACTCCAGAAACACAAGCAGGCACAGGTGCTGGATCAATTATTAGTATTCCAGAAAACTTGGATCCTGGCTTGAAGCCATATCTATTAGAATACAATGGCGCAAGTGTTGACTCACTGTACAAAGCCATCGAACACGCTACAAGTGCAATTGATCACTTGGCCAACATTGGTAGCATCCGTGCAACAACCAGCACAGTTATGTCAGGCATTGCTATGGAAACAGAGTTTCAATTGCTCAATGCCAAACTAAGCGAAAAAGCTGACAACCTAGAGCAAGCAGAAGAAGGCATTTGGCGCTTGTTTGCTGAATACATGGGTTATGTATGGGACGGTGAGATTGACTACGAAGACAGCTTCTCAATCCAAGACGAGAAGAATGAATACATTAAATTACAGACTGCTAAACAGGCCGCAACAGGTCCTGAAGCAATGGCTGTAATTGATCAAATGCTTATTAACCTAATTACTGATGATACAGAGTTAGAAGGCAAGGTGGTAGGACCAATAGATGCATCAGGTGAAATTATGCCTATAGATGAATTTACCTATGGCAGCGATTACCTTGAAGAACACCCAAATGAAGCTACGGGAGCGAATCCGCCAGCACCCTCTAATGTCCCACCAGACAATAGAGTCCTTAACTCTAGAAGAGTTTACTTTCAAACAGGAAATAAACAATGAATCCGTTAATTGAATTAATGCTAATGGCATTTGCAAATAATTTTACATTTTATTTAAAAAGCCACAATTTCCATTGGACTGTAATGGGTCCAGACTTTCCACAGTACCACAAACTGTTGGAAGAAATATACAATGATGCTCAAGAAAGCATCGATGATTATGCTGAACAATTACGCAGACTAGGGGCTTTCCCTCAAGGCGATTACCGAGACATAGTCAATAACAGTCAATTAGTTGACCCACCTGAAACTGTTACGGATCCAACACAAATGTTCGCAAATCTATTAAGTGATTTAGACATCATTGTACTTAATTTGCAAGACAGCTTTGATATGGCAACTGAAAGCCGTGAATATGGCTTACAAAACTTTCTAGCAGATCGCATTGACGCACATCGTAAACAACAATGGATGTTAAATGCAATCATGGGACAACAAAATGCCTGAAAAAACACCATTACAACAAGCTCTTGAAGAGCAACAAGCTGAAAAAGAACCTTATGTTGTAACTGTTTTACCTAAAACTGAGGAGTCAACCAATGCCAGTGCACCAAGTGACAACAACTAAGAATGGTAAAACTGTTGTAGGATACAAGTGGGGTAACAGTGGTAAAGTTTACACTGGTCCTAATGCTAAATCCAAGGCGGCTGCTCAAGGGCGTGCCGCATGGGCCAACGGTTATAAAGGTAAAATGTAACCATAATCATAGGAGATTTAACTATCTTCTATAAATATAAAACAATACTCTAAAGGGAGGCGAGCTTACTATGAGCGATACAAACATAGGCAACAACAACGCAACTGATGCGGCTTCAAAAGAAAATCAGGCACAAGCGACTAAAACTTATACACAAGAAGAAGTAGATAACATGATGGCCCGTATGCGCGGATCATTAGAAAAGAAACTTCTTAAGCCATATGAAGATTTGGGAGATCCTGAAGAACTTCGCAACATTCGTCAAGAATGGGAGAAGAAACAACAACAGGAACAAATCAAGCGTGGTGAGTTTGAAAAGACTCTACAAGAATTAGCCGCTAAAAAGGATGCTGAAATCCAAAAAAGAGACAGTATCATTAAAGAATACAAAGTGAACACACCTCTTGTTAGTGCCGCAGCCAAATTCAAAGCAGTAGCACCAGAACAAGTTAAAGCGTTGTTATCAAACCGTGTACGATTAAATGATATGGGAGAAGTAGAAGTATTAGACGACAAGGGTTCAGTCAAATATAATGACGGTGGACAACCTTATCAAGTGGATGATTTAGTGCGTGAATTCCTGGATTCGAATCCGCATTTTGTTTCCGCAAGTCCTAGTACAACTCACTCCAAATCAAACTCAGGTGTTGCTAACACTGGAGAATTTGATTTGTCTAAACTAGATTTCAGTAATGCTGGAGATAGAAAAAGATACGCCGAGGCTAAAGCCGCAGGCCTAATAAAATAAGACAAATCAAAGGAGATTTTAAATGTCTGCATTATATAACAACACTTCGCTAAACAGCGAATTATATGCACCGCTCGTTGCAGCTGCTCAATACGCAGCATACGAGAATTCAGTTGCTCGTCAATTAGCAACTGTATTCGACATGCCTGCTAATTCAGGTAAAGTTGTACAAGTTCCAGTTTGGTCTGGAATCAGTGCTGGTACTCCAGAAGAAGGTAACATTGCTACTTTCGCAGATACTAACACTTCTAGCGTTAACATCACTTTAAGCGAGAAAGTTGTTGCTCACCGTATCACTGATATGTTGCGTGACTCTGCTTACAACGATGTATTGGCTCAATTGGGTGACCAAGCTGGCCGTGCTATCGCTGAAAAGATGGACGAAGAATTGTTTGCAACTTTCGCTGACTTCTCAAGCGACATTGGTTCTGCTAGTACAGAAGTTACTGCTGATACAATCTTCCGTGCTGCTGCAACATTGCGTAGCCGTAAGTTGACTGGTCCTTTCTACGCTGTATTGGATCCACGCACAGCTTACAACTTGAAGAAGACTTTAACAGCTACAACTTCTTACCAAAACGCTACCGCAGTTGGTTCAAGCGTTCTTTCTAACTTCTACATCGGCCAAATCGCTGGTGTTCAAATCTATGAAAGCGCACTTGTAGCTACTGATGGTTCAGTATCAACCGCTGCTGTTAACGCTGTGTTTGCTCCTCAAGCATTGGCACACTCTATGCGTGGTTCAATCCGTTTAGAAACTCAACGCCAGGCTGCTTATCGTAGCACTGACTTGGTTCTAACTGCTGTTTCTGGCGCCGCTGTAATTCAACCTACATTCGGTGTTAAGTTAACTGCAAACAAAGTGATTGACTAATTTAGGGGATAGATGATGCCCTTCATTTCAGACGGAACCAATATTGTTAGCTTTGCCGAGTACCAAGATGTACTTGACATGGACCAACGATTGTTTGAAGCGAACGAAGGGCTCACTGACGATGTCGTTGAGGCTGCTCTTGCGAGAAGTACTCAACGCATCCTAACACTTATTAGAAATACAGACTGGTGGAGAGATTATTATCTCCAAAAGACTACCAATCCAGTTTACCTTAGTGATGCGGATTTACCACAAGTAGATCCAAATAAAATTGTAGGCCGTATTGCTGATTTCCAAGACTTGTGTGTTTACCATACATTATGGGATCATTTGCTACCTAGAATTGCTGACTTCAGTAAGGAAGACAATGCCGAGCGAGCAAAGATTGGTTTCTACCAAGGCAAGTTTCAATTTTTATTCGACGAGATAATCAACGGTGGAGATTGGTATGACCTAGGTGGGGATGGTACTGTCGATAGAAGCGAAAAGTTTCCAGGCAATTACAGTCTTAAAAGGATCAGATAATGAGATCAGTTATCTACAATTACATTAGGGATTTGCGTATTAAGAGTTTAACTCTTACAGACCATTTACCTTTTGAAGATAACAATGCTCCAGTTTATCATCATAATAAGAAACACATTTATGTTGATGTGGCTAAAACAAATCAATCACCCGTGTTTGATGCGTTTAATGGCCAAGGAACCGTAGATGAAGTTACAACAGTCAGTGTCTACTTCGTAAATGACGCAAAGAAGTTACCTCCAGATTACGATAGTGTAGTGGAACAGATTAAAGGAGCTAGAACAGCCGCAGGGACAGAAGGATATATCCAGAAGTTATGCCAAGTGTCTAGTTCTTATGACGCAGACGCTATCATTACGCAACTGGAATTTAGTTTTAGAAAACTAATAACCAATTAAAAGGAAAAAACCATGCCAGCATATATTAACCCAGCGCCTGGTACAAGTTCGCAAATCGTTCTAAAACTCGATTGCGGAATTGCACTAGGTACGCTAACATTGGGCGCAAGCCCATTGACTATTCCAGCACTACAAGACATTACCGTTAACGCGGCAAATGATGTCTTTACCTGGACTCAGTTAGACGCAACAGCTAAAAAACAAGTTGCTACAACAAGTACAAACTCAATTGCTATGAACTTAGTTTGTGACGATGCATCATTCTTTGGTACTACCCTTGATGCTGCTCAGTCTGGTACTGTTGCCGCTCAAGGTATTTTAGGTCTAAGCCGTAACAAGACTCTTGTTACATTTAGCCTTAAGATGCTAGAGAATGGTAGCACAGACCGTTACTTAAAAGGTCAAGGCTACATTACTGGTGTTGCTCCAAAGATTTCTGCGGATCAGCCAGTATGGGTATCACCAGTTACTATCACTGTAACAGGCGAATACACAGTTAGTGCTACAGAGTAATTTGTAAGTTAGACAAGCAAATAGGGTCTTTATTGACCCTATTTTCTTTTCAGCAGGTAAATATGAGTGATAGGAAGATTTATGGACATATTAGATTCAAAGACAGATGATGAATTACTGCGTAGCATTTTAGGCGAAGTGGCCAAGGCCAATAATGAACTAAAATGCGCCAAACAAGATTTAGAGAAAGCAACAAGTAGACTAGGCTTTTTACTTGTTCTTACAAACACCCTGATTAACAGACAAGGAGATTAACAGATGAAATTATCACAACTAGCCGCAAAGCCGCAACTCGTACAAATCCTAATAGATGACGAAGACACCATAAAAGAACTCGGTGAAGCCGTTGAATTCTGGACATGGGATCGCCAACCACTAGATACATTTATGAAATTGGCCAGTGCTGGCCAAAAAGATCCCACACAAATGATTGAAATTGTACGCACCTTGATCCTTGATGAAAAAGGAAAAGAAATTATTCAAGGTGATGCTATGCTTCCAAGTAATATTTTACTTAAAGCTATTGGCAAGATAGTTGAAATGTTGGGAAAGTAATAGGCGAGAATCCTGATTGGAATGATCAGGATATTATGATGTTATTAACCTTGGATAACCTCGCCTTTAGATATCATTGCCTGCCAAGTGAGGCATTAAGCAGAGCGAATACACTAGATCTGTATGTGCTTGATGTATCTGCTAAATGGGCAAGACATCGTCAAGATGTTGCAGAAGGTAGAACTCCAGATGGTGCTTTACCTAATGTAGAACAAATGAAGGCTATGATAGCCAGTGTTAGGAGCGAACAATGAGTATTAAATTTACTGTAGATGCTAAGTTTAAAACAACCTTAGACAAATTGCAAATAGCCATGAAAGAAGTGGCTCAATTGCCCATAGATACTCACAAGTATTTTGTGTCTATTACTCCTATTGATACTGGTAATGCTCGCAGAAGCACAAGCCTTAGAGGTAAAACTATTGAAGCTAACTATCCTTATGCCAAGCGATTGGATGAAGGATGGAGTCGACAAGCACCACAAGGTATGGTTAAACCAACCGAAAGATTTGTGGAAAAGCGAGTCAAAGAAATTAATCAAAAAATAGGAAGATAACATGGCAGATACTACAATAAGAATTGATGCTGACACTAGCCCTGCCATTGCGGCGCTGGATAGATTATCAAAAAAGATTGATAGTCTTCACGATAACTTTAAAGATAAGTTCGGCAAGTTAAGTGAATACACACTGGCCTTACAAGCCAGCTTAGTTGCTACTGGTGTTGCTGTTGCAGCCTTTGCTGACGAAATAACAGACATTGCAGATGCTAACCAAGTGGCCATTAGTCAAGTACTTGGACTAAGCAAAGCATTAGAAGCTACAGGTGGTAAAGCTGACACCGTTGGTAGATTGTTTCAAACAATGTCTAATAACATTGAAGAAGCTAACTCAGGTAATCTTAAGAGTCTAACTACTTTCAATAGACTTGGTGTAAGTCTTGAAGACTTGGGAACACTAAGCAATACAGCCTTAAAAGACAAATTATTGGATGGACTTGTTAGAATCAAAGATCCAATCGAAAAGAATGCCTTGGCTATGCAGATATTTGGCAAGTCCATTGTTGGAGTCAACATTGATGAATTTGCTGCCAAACAAAAGCAAATGGCTCAAGACATGGAAAAATATGAGCCAGCTATCCGTACAGCAGGTGATGCTTGGGATAATATGGTTGCTATCTTTGGAAAGATTAAAATAGCATTTGCAGAAGCATTCGAACCAATCTTTTATCTAATTAGTAAATTACCGTTTAGCATTGATGCCGCTGTTGTTGGCTTTAGATTACTAGGCATTGCTGTAGCCGCTCTGACTGCCACAACAATTTTAGCAGGTATGGCCAAATTAGTTGAATTGGTTAGATTATTAGGTGTTGTTGCTAGCCGAAATCCATTAATTGCTATAGCCAGTGCTTTGTTAGCATTGGGACCAACCGTAGCAAGTTACCTTGGATTGTCCCAAGATATAACTAAAGAACAAGAAAAATCCAATGATACTGTATTAAAAGGTCGCCGAAATCAAACAGGCACATTAGATGCGCTTAAGAAAGAAAAAGATTCATTAGGCCAAATTAGAGAAAACCTTGAAAAGAATTTCAAAATTGCTTTAGACAAATATGATTTAGAATTAAAAGCATTGAGTCTAACAGAAGATGAAAAGAAAATATCCGAAGCCAAAGCCAAAGTTGATGAAGATGCTCAAAATGCTTTGTTTGCATTAAAACAAAAGTTTGATGCATTAGATAGTTCAGCTCGTGCTCGTACTTTAAGAGCTTATGAAGATGAAAAGAAAGCTATCGAAATCAATGCAGAAGTACAGAAAAAAGCAATTGATGAAAAATTAAGAAAGCAAGAACAGTATAATAATTTCTTAAAGACAAGTCAAAGTGTTCAACAGGTATTGGCAGATGGTTCTCTTAAAATGTTTGAGGCTCAATCCAAACAATTATTAGATACATCTGGATTTGCTGAACGCATTAGCTTAGAAGAAAAGATAAACGAAATACAAAAAATCCGTTCAGCATTAATGAACAATATTAGCAATGTTTCTGCTGACCAAAGAGACGCCGCTATATTGGCAATCAGTGCATCTACAGATCAAATTGAATTGTTAAATCAAGGCTATCAAGAAATTGGTCAAAGCATTACTAACAATTTAATCAAGCAAAAACAAATGACTGGGTTAACCAATGAAAATGCTTATGCATTAACCAAAGGATTAACCAAAGGCTTTACAGAATATGGTATTGCCGCAACATTTGTTGCTGACAAGAACTTAGAAATAGCAGAGCAATCTAGAACATTCGAAGCAGGATGGTCAAAAGCCTTTAGACAATATGTAGATAATGCAACCAACGCCGCTGAATCTGCTAGTCGTATTTTTAATAAAGTTACACAAGGCATGGAAGACATGTTGGTTGGTTTCTTCAAAACAGGAAAACTTGGTTGGAGAGATTTCTTAAACACCATTGTAGATGAATTGTTGCGTAGTCAAATTCGTCAACTTATTGCTAGAACATTTGGTGGCATTGGTGGAGGTGCTGGAGGAGGCCGTGGTGGATTGTTAGGCGGATCAATTATTCCAGGATTTCTAGCAGAAGGTGGTCCAGCAACAGCAGGCAGTCCTTACATTGTTGGTGAGCGCGGCCCAGAATTGTTTATACCTAACACAGGTGGTACTGTTGTTCCTAATGGACAACTAGGAGGAACCAGTGTAACTTATAATATCAATGCTGTTGATGCAATGAGCTTTAAACAAATGATTGCCGCTGATCCAACATTCTTATATGCTGTTAGCGAACAAGGTCGTCGCAGAATACCAGGAGCAAGATAATGAGTTTTCAATGGATTATAGACAATGCCGAATCAATTAGCATTGATAGACAACAAGTAACAGGGCAGACTGTTACAAGAAACAATACTGTACGCACCAGTTCAAGAGGCGGCAGTATTTGGAAATTTACAGTAAGTTTACCCGCAGGACTTAAATGGACTGACATTAGATCAAACATTAGCCTAGCAGAACAACTAGGTCGTGTTACTGCGGCATCAATCAGTATAAGCGCAACAGGACACAATTATCTAGTCAAATATCTAGGTAATAGCGCAAACACTACAGGCTTTACAACAACATTGTCTGGCTCAACAGCTACCAATACATTTACATTAACAGCAAGTCCTAGTACACCTAGTGGATACAAATTCCGTGCAGGTGATATTATTCAATTTGGCTCAGGAGGTCGTGTCTATACTGTTGCTGCAGATGTTGCTTACAATAGCAATAGTGTTACTGTTAATAGACTTATCGATGATGCCAACGGTTCTTATACACTAAGAGTAGGTCCTAATGTTAGCTGGAATGTAATTTGTGTTCAATTTCCCAGCTGGACTATTGTAGATTATGACCGCGTACAATGGAGTGGTCCGTTTGTATTTTATGAGAACAGAGTATGATTGATTTAAGATCCTATAAAAGTATAGAAACTGCTTTATTAATCAAATGGGAAATACCCAATTTTGATACAGCATATCTTACTGACTTCACAACTAATTTAAGCGATGGCACTAATACTTTTATTAATATAGGTAACCTATTAGGTGTTAGTAATACTGTTAGCGAACTAACATCAACTCCTGGCGAAATAACTGTAAGCCTTAGCGGAGTACCTACCAATGCTATTAGTGATATACTTGATCAAGAAATCAAAGGCAGTACAATAACTATTGGTCGTGCTTATTTTAATCCTTCAACACATCAACCTATTTTAATTGATGGTACAAATAATACCTTTAATAAATTTATTGGAATAGTTACAAATTATTCCATAAGCGATAGCGTAGATATTAATGCAAATCTTGCAGTAACAACAATTACTTTAAATTGTTCTAGTGTTGTAGAGATATTAGCTAACAAAACAAATGGTCGCAGAACAAATCCTGAAGATTTTCCTGGAGAAAAAAGCATGGATCGTGTAAGAGCATTGGCCAACAGCAACTTTAACTTTGGAGCACCATAATGGGATTTTTTAGTGGATTATGGGATTGGTTTAGCGGCAATAGTATATCTAGTGCATTGGCTAAAACAGCCCTTGTTGGTTATGCGGCCAAATTACTTTATGGCAATACTTCTAGCGATTCCGGATCAGGAGCAATAGCTGAACCTGATAAAGGTATCCGTTTACAATTAGATCCAAGTACTGATAATCAAATTCCTGTACTTTATGGTGAAAAATTCTTTGGTGGCAACATTACAGATGCTGCCTTAAGCAGTGATTATAAAAAGATGACTTACTGCTTGACCTTAGCAGAGGGCACAGATGAATTACTCAGCAATCCAGGTAACTATACCGGTTATATTTTTAAAGGCTGTTACTTTGACAACAATAGAGTTGTATTCAAAAGCGATGGTATTACTGTTGATTATACTCTAGATAGTTTTGGCAATCAAGATATTACCTATAGAGACAAAGCTAAAGTTTATTTTTATATTAATGGTCCATTGCAACCGCAAGGTTATAGTGGAACAACTCCGCAATCTTATACAGTTATGCCTGGTTGGAACAGCACTGATTATCCAATGACAGATTTAATCTATGCTATTGTACAAATTACCTATGATAGAGATGCAGGAGTTACAGGATTACCTGATATCACATGGCATGTAGATACAAACATGAAAAAGCCCGGTGATGTCATGGTAGATTATTTGTTATCCAATACTTATGGAGCTGGATTATCTGTTAATGACATTGATCTAACCAGTTTTCAAACACTGAATACATTTTGCAATACAGGATTTAGTTACAAAAACTTATCAAATCAAACTGTAAGCAGTAGCATTACAATTAATGGCTTAGTTGATACTACACAGCCTATCTTAAACAATTTGCAAGAAATGGCCAAGGCCTGTAGTAGTTGGATTAGTTATGACATTTATAAAGGTAAATGGTCTGTTATAATTAATCGCGCAGGTTCAAGCATTGCTACATTTACCGACAGCAATATCATAGGCGATATAGCCATTAGCGGAACTAGTCTAACACAATTAAACAGTACAGCCGATGTCAAATACCAAAATACAGATATCTTAGATAAAACAGATTATGTAAAGATTTCCCTGCCCAGCGGAGATTTGTATGCCAACGAATTGGGCAATACTACAGAAATCAATTTACCATTTACCAATAAACAAGTTGTTGCTGCCAAAATTGGTCTGCAGGCATTAAAGCAAGAGCGTGTAGACAAAGTTATTAGTTTCAAAAGCGATTTCAGTTATATCAATCTCAAAGCAGGAGATTTAATCAGTGTAACCAGTAGCATTTATGGTTTTACCAATAAAGTTTTTAGAATTATTACTGCAACTGAAATTGAAGACGATAACAATTCAATTATTATCGAATTCAAAGCACTAGAATATGATTCATATGTTTATGACTATGACATTACCGAATTTGCCGTAGAGACAGACAATGGTATTCTTGGAATTGGTAGTATTGGCAAACCTAATACTCCAACCGTTACCAAAACCGAAACAAGTAATGTCCCAAAAATTGTAATCAATGCACAAGTACCAAGCGGCATTGTTGATGCAATTGAATATTGGATAACATTTGATACAGGTGTTAGCGAAGCCAATAGAAATTATATTTTAATTGGCCGTTATAGCGATCCAGCAGGCGCAGTTTTAGTTGAAGATACAGTTTATTCTTATACCTATACAGGCCTACAACAAAGCGATTTTTATGTTAAAGTTCGAGGTGTTAATGGAGTTGCTGTTGGACCATATAGTGATCCAAGCGGATTAATTACCTACAAGCCAGTTGTTGTTGCTGATACCGTTAGTGATACACCAGTTAGTATCAATGGTGCCTTAATGGGTCTTGGATTATTAACATTATTGAATAACTTAGACAAGTTGTTTAGTGGTGATACAAGTCCTGGCGGTCTGCTAGATAAAATTATTACTGGAATCAAAGATTCAACAGGAGTTGATTTAGCTGGTGGTGCAACTGTATCTAGTGATATTGCTGTTAAAGATGAAGGCTTGCAGTTAACTTCAAAAACATCTAGCATTGATTTTGTTGGAGACGGTGTTACAGTAACCAATGCAGGAACAGCAGTAACAGTTACTATTGGATCAACTGGAGGCAGTGGTGGTACTGGTAGCGGTAGTGGTGGTACTGGCGGCGCATGTTCTATCAGCCCAACTTATAAATATCCTCCAGACAAAGGAACCAATGTAGAATCTTATCCAGAAGATGCATTAGTTAATGGCATTAGTGCTGACAAAGCACCAATTACAGGTTATTATTTTATTACCTACACTGGTGGTGTTTATAGCAACCTAATCAAAGGTTCAGGCAATATTAAATTATACAAAAGTGATGGTACACTAGTTGCTACAAGAACTGCCAATGATATTATTATAGATCAGAATACAATTAAGATTCCGTTTCCAAATAGAGATAGAGGAACTGACTATTATATCATAATGGATCAAGGCATTGTTAAGACTGCACAAGGTTGCGTAAGTCTTGGCATTACAGATCCAAAAACATGGAACTTTAACACACCTTGGGAAGATATCAATCCCTATACTGTAAATGGTTACTTAGAAAGCCAACCAGCAGGATGTGGATCATTAGGATTTGTATCGTTTGGTGTAAGAAGTTATTTTAGCGACACCATTAATAAAGCCAATAGACAAACCGATATTCGTTTGACTTATAACAATCCTATTGTATTAGGTTCTAGTGGTAGTGCAAAATTATACACTAGCGGTGGCAGTCTTGTACAAGAGTTTAAAGCCTCTGAAGCAGTTAGTTCAAGTGTTAAAAGCGAACTGATGTGGATTAGTGGAAATTCTTTATATCTTGATCCAACTGTTGACCTAACACCTGGTACAACATATTATGTAACTATTGATGCAGGTACAGTCAAAGATGCTTGCGGTAACAGTTGCGGTAGTATAACTAATTCAACTACTGTTAGATTTACTGTTGACCAAATGAATCCAACAAAATCAATTGCATCCAGCGGAAGTATTGATGAATCAGGACTAGCATTGGCATTTGACAGACCAGTAACATCTGGTACAGGTAATATGAGAATATATGATTCAAGTAATAATTTAGTAGCTACTATTGCTCCAACAGATCCGGCAGTAGTTTATACAACAGTTTAAGGAAATAAGATGGCAAATAAAGTTACAATCAATACAGATGCACTAAACATTACTTGGGCTACAAATACTCAATATCGTTTTGAAGTAGATGAAAATTTTATTGTTGAAGACGGTGGAAGTCTTCAAGGACTAAGTGCCAATCAAAATTTTTATACATTTACAACCAATAGCACAGGTCCTGTACTAGCTTCTAGTATTCCTGCAAACGGTTCAACAAATGTTACTGATAACAGTCAAGTAGTAATTATTTTTGATAGAAAAATTAGAGTAAACACAGGCAATATTCGTCTATACAAACAAGACGGAACATTGTTGGCAACCTTTAGTGTTACAGATACTAGCAAAGTAACTGTAGGCGATGACAGAATTACTATTGATTTATTTGGTTATCTTTCCTTTGCCAATACAGGTTATTATTTTACAGCAGATGCAAGCATTGTCAAAGACTATGATGGATTTAATAGTGTAGCCATAACAGGTTCTAGTACTATTGCATTTACTACAGGTGGTGCCGCGGCAATTGCTTCAACAAGTCCAAGTGTTAATTCAACTTATGTAACTAACAAAACAAGTCTTACAATCACATTTGATAGAAAAGTTCTTGCCAACACAGGTTACATTAAATTATATAAAGTAGGTACAACTGATACTTTAGTAAAATCATTTAATGTAGCCAATAGTTCGGAAGTTACTGTAAGCAATTACAATGTAGTGGTAAATGTAACTGGTTATATTAAATCATTCCAAACTTATTATTTCTTAATTGATGCGGCCGCAGTTACTGACTATGGTGGTATTCAATATGCTGGATTAACAGATCCAAACGCAATCCGTTATTCAACAAGTTTATTGCTACAGGACACATTTGTTTTATCTAATACTTCAAGTTTTGCGGCACAGTATCTATTAGATGGTAATTTTGGATATGCATTAGCCTTAAATGACACTTATACACTAGTTGGTGCACCATATGATAGAAGTCAATCATTTAGTCGCAGAGAAAATTATCACAGCGGTGGCGGTGCAGTAAGTGTACGCAATACCAGCACAGGCGCAGAAATTGCTTATATTAAAAATGAACATGGAACGCTTTCACCTAGCAGAGATATGTTTGGTGCAAGTCTAGCTATTTCAGGATCTTCTGCTTTGATTGGCCGACCACTAGATGATGATTATGTTCCTAGTGCTATTACAATTAGCATTGACAATACACAAGGTAAAGTAACAATCTTAAGCGGTACACTAACATCAAATATTATTTTGTTTGCTGGAACTAATACAGGCACTGGTAGCATTAGTGGATACACAGAATATACTCCATATTATTTGAATAGACAGCTGGTTTATGTAAATGGCGCTTATCAAAGCGAATATTATGTATTGTGTACAGCTCCAGAAGATCCAACCGGTAACCAAGCACCATATGATTCATATCCAGAAACTTATGTAACAACTAGTCCTGGAACATTTAATGCCATTGTTTATTCACTTAATGATAAAGTTGATGGAGGAAGTGTAGATGTTTGGGATTTAAGTTCTAATTCTTTTGTTAGAACATTGATTAATCCTAGCAGTGGCAATTATACATATCAAGATAAATTTGGAACTAGTGTTGCATTAAATGGTACTAAGGCATTAATTGGTTCACCTGGTGAAATCAGTATAGGTACAACTCAAATTGCTATTTCTTCTGTAGATAGCAATGGTAAATTCTACGGCGATACCAATATGGCTAGTAATTTGCCTTATATAACTCCTGGAGTAGGCAATAGCCCATATCCAATCGAGATTACTGGAACTAAAACAGGAACAGGCAATATTAGCGGATATTCTAGTGGTAACATTTATTACACTTGGGGTGTACAAGGCACATATCCAAATTATTATATTCAATTATTTGCAAACCCAACTTTATGGGGTACAAGTTTCTTTAGTTATGTAAGTGTTACAACAGGAACACTTACTGGATTAACTTTTAAGAAAGGTATTATTGGCCATGGAAAAGTCTATGTATTTGATACAAATAGCGGATCATTAACTTATACTATAGGGCCAGATGGAACCGATACCGGATTTGGTACGCAAGTTGCATTGACTGATGATTATGTTATAATTCGCGGATCAAGCAAGATCTTTATATACAATTCAACATACAGTTTTGTTAGAAGGATAACAGGACTAAGTTCATATTCATCTTTTGCTGTATATGGCGATTATGTTGTTGTTGGTCTTCCTGGTGTTTATAATCCGGATACTGATATACCTGGTTCAGTTCCTAGAGGGGTTGTTAGAGTTTACAGTTTAAGCACTGGTGCATTAATACATGAAATTTATGGTCCAACACCTCCTACTCTTGAAGCTACTGGATATGTAGATCCATATTACGGAAACAAGGTAGCAATTAACAGTAAATATTTTGTAGTTTCTGCGCCTAGATATGGAGTTCAAAAAACTATACTTGATACCACCGGTACTCAAGCGGGTAGAAGTTATGTTTATTCACTAAGCGATGCAACGCTAATAGCAACTATTGATAATCCTGTTTATGGCGGAAATTCAACAGGTGAAAATGACTTCTTTGGATCAGTTACCGCTTGTAGCACAAATTATATTGCTATAACTTCTGAAAGAGAAGACACTCCAACAGTTAATGGTGGTGCTGTATATCTATTTAAAGAAGAGTTCTAATGGCTGAAATTAAACTATTGATGGATCAATTGGCCGATTATGTGCAATACCCTAAGAGCTTAGAACGCCTTGGGGTATGTAGTGGCTGTCCTAGCTTAATTAAAGATACATTAACATGTCAAGAATGCGGATGCAATATGAAATTAAAAGTATTAGTACCGCTTATGAAGTGTCCATTGAACAAGTGGTAACTTTTTTTGCTTTTTTCAATGATTTTTTAGGTTTGCACTAAATACTTGTGCGAATCGCATAACGCAAGTTATTAACCAAATACAACCCTTAAGGAGAAAAATATGGGCGCAGCCAGTAATTATTTAGAAGCAAAACTTCTAGACCACGCACTTGGTACAGCAACTTTTACCAAGCCAACAACCGTTTATGTAGCATTACATACAAGTGATCCTGGTGAAACAGGTAGCTTTTCAGGCGAAGTTTCAACTTCAGGAACTGCTTACAGCCGTAAGGCAGTAACATTTGCAGCAGCTTCAAGTGGAAGTGCCGCAAGCAATGCAACAGTAACATTTGACGCCGCAACTTCAAGTTGGGGTACTATTACTCACATTAGCGTAACTGATAATGCAACAGCAGGTTCAGGTAATGTGTTGTTCTATGGTGCTGTTACAACTAGTAAGACAATTGACACAGGCGATACTTTCCAAATTACATCAGGCAACTTAACAGTTAGCTTAGATTAATTGTCATACCTTACTAGGAGCGAATCATGACAAAACCATTAATAGTCACCCGTGCTGGTAAAGGAACACCCTTAACTAGTGCGGAAGGCGACAGTAATTTTACAAACCTACGCGATGCCCAAGTTGGTATCAAAGTAGGTTCTGAAACTATCTACGCAGACCTTAACGGGTCTATTGAAATTGTAGCAGGTAGTAATTTAACTATTGACTCTAACACGGGCAATAAGACATTAACTATCAATGCTCCATATTCAGCTACAGGTGCTACAGGTGCTACAGGTGCAACTGGAGCAACAGGCGCACAAGGTATCCAAGGAAACACTGGAGCAACCGGTGCCACAGGACCACAAGGCGATATGGGTCCAACCGGTGCTCAAGGACCACAAGGACCTGCTGGAGATCAAGGCATTCAAGGCAATACTGGAGCAACAGGTGCTACAGGTGCAACAGGACCACAAGGCGATATGGGTCCTACAGGCCCTCAAGGTGCTACAGGTGCAACAGGACCTCAGGGTGATGTTGGCCCAACAGGAGCAACTGGCGCACAGGGAGATATGGGACCAACTGGCCCAACTGGCGCACAAGGACCAACAGGAGCAACTGGTGCTACAGGTGCTACAGGTCAAGGCTTTATTATTGCCAAAACATACGCAAGTCTATCAGCTTTAACAGCAGATACAAGTCCAACAGGTATCACAGCTGGTGAATTTGCTATTATTGACAGTGATGCATCTGATCCTAACAATAGCAAATTGTATCTATGGACAGGAAGCAGTTACAATTATGTAATGGACTTATCTGGTGCTCAAGGTATCCAAGGTGCTACTGGTGCTACAGGTGCAACAGGACCACAAGGCGATATGGGTCCTACAGGTGCTACTGGAGCCGCTGGTTCTAATGGTGCTACTGGAGCAACGGGCGCAACTGGAGCTACTGGACCACAAGGTGATATGGGACCTGCTGGAGCTACAGGAGCTACCGGACCTCAAGGAGACCAAGGCATTCAAGGCCCAACAGGTGCTACTGGTGCACAAGGACCAACTGGACCACAAGGTGACCAAGGCATTCAAGGAAATACTGGTGCTACTGGCCCACAAGGTGACACTGGCCCAACAGGTGCTACTGGCGCTCAAGGTGATGTTGGACCTACAGGACCACAAGGCCCACAAGGCAATGTTGGACCAACAGGTGCTACTGGACCAACAGGTGCAACAGGTGCAACAGGTGCTACTGGAGCAAACTTTACTACAACTGTGGCAACAGATGCTCCAACTGTTTATGATACCGGATACTTTGAAGGTACATTAGACACTCCAGTTGCTTGGAGTAAAGTAACAATCAGTGGATCCGCTTACTGGATTCCATTGTATCAGTAAAAGTAGGCAAACAAGGGGAGGGTGCATGTGTGCCCTCCTATCCCGTTTATAAAAATAAGGAAAAACGATGACCAAGCCGGTAATAGTAACAAGAGCAACTCTAGGGCGACCATTAACTCGCACAGAACTAGACAATAACTTCACCAATATTAATAATGCTACTGTTAGCGTTACTGGTGATACAGGTACAATAACGAATGACCTTAACGGTTCGTTTCAGATTTCAGGAGGTACTGCTACAACCAGTAAAGTGGTTAGCAATGCCTTAATTATTGATTTAGATGATACTGCGGTAACACCTGGATCATATTCATTAGCAAGTATTACAGTAGATCAACAAGGTCGAATTACAGCCGCATCAAGCGGTTCAATTACTCCAGCAGGAAGTAATACACAAATTCAATTTAATAATAGTGGCGCACTAGGTGCAAGTTCAAGTTTAACTTGGGATGGTACATATCTAAGTTCAACATATTTGAAATCATCTAATTCTGCAGGAGATGAAGGTGGCGAAATATTACTAGCCAAACCAGCAACTAACAGTACAATTAGTGGTACTGGTGTTACTATTGATGTATATCAAAATAAATTACGAATTTTTGAACAAGGCGGTTCAGCCCGTGGTGCTTATATTGATTTAACAGCCGCATCAGCAGGCGTAGGTACAAATTTATTGTCAAGTGGAGGCGGCGCAACAACATTAGATGGACTTAGTGATGTTGTAATTACAGCCGCGGCAACCGGTGATATTTTAAGATTTGATGGAACCAACTGGGTTGATACAGCAGAAAGTTCTATTACTGTTGGTACTGCAACTGTTGGTTCAACAGTTACTCTAACTGCTGATAATACAACTAATGCAACCAACTATCCATTGTTTGTTAATGCAGCAACAGGTAATTTAAGTCCAAGAACAGATACTGGTTTTACTTATAATCCAAGTACTGGAATTTTAACTGCCGCACAATTTAGTGGACCATTATCTGGTAATGCAAGTACAGCTACTAGTGCTACTAGTGCTACCGTAGCTTCTACTGTTACAGTAACAGCAGATAATACAACTAACGCAACAAATTATCTATTATTTGTTAATGCTCAAACAGGTGATCTTAGTCTTAGAGCCGATAATACATTAACATATAATCCATCTACTAATTCGCTAAGTTCTACTGGAACTGGATCTTTTGGTACGCTTACTACTAGTGTAGATGCTACTTTTAGTGGTACTGGATCTGTTACTATGCAACCAAGTAATACTGTTACAATTGGACCTGCAATAGCAGGAACCATTAACAATATGAGTATTGGTGCTACAACTGCAAGGGCAGGTACTTTTTTAGGTTTAACTGCTAAAGGTACAACTAGTACAGCTAAATTAACATTAGATACAACTGCATTAAGTTCAACTGCTTGGACAACAGCAGGTATAGGTTTAAAAGTTCAAGCAGCTACATACACTGATACAAGTTCAGTAGCAGGCACAGTAGCCGCAAGCCATGTTCATGCAATTGCCGCTCCAACAATGGCTAGTACTAATGCCATTACTGTTACTGATGCAGCAAGTTTATACATTGCTGATGGTCCAACACAAGGTACTAATACAACTATTACCAATAAATGGGCATTGTTAACAGCAGGTAATATTAAAAGTTCTGGAGCAACAATTGGTGGAACAGCATTCCCAACAGCAACAGGAACAACTGGTCAAGTTTTAGCTTTATCCAGCGCAGGTACTGCCGCTTGGACTACTGCAAGTAGTGGTAATGCTGTAGCCATAGTAGCAGGTACAATTGCCAGTCAAACATTTAGTATTTCAACTAGTACTGGTATTGCTGAAACTACCACCCCACATACTTGGAGTGAATTATCCGATCCATCAGGTATAGTAACAGTCAGTACTGATACAGTAACAATATCTTCTGCTGGAACTTATTTGATTGAATATCATAGTAATAACAGTTTAATCTTTACTACCACTAGTGGTAATAATACTACTGGTACTATTCCTGTAACACAATTTAAATTATACAATAGTAGTGATGCAACAACTTTAGTTACATTTGATTGTAATACCAGTAATGATCGTGTTACTAATGGTAACGGTGTTGCTGGTTCTTGGCCAAGATCTCCAGTTCAAATGAAAACAGTTGTGACTATAACAGGAAGCAAAAGTTTTACTATTAGACACACCGCAGCAGCAGCAACTAGTGGTTGGAATGATTTGTCAATAAGATACACTAATGCAGTTCAAAAACCTCATATGGTTATTACTAAATTAGCCTAATTAAGGACAAACAATGATACAAGATATTAGTTACTTTGAGATAGGCTACATTGACGAAAGTTATTTTGTTCGTGTAGCTGAGGCCGAAAGTAATATCTCAACTAGCTCTACAATGTCTGTGACTTGTGGAGTTATTAAACACGCTCAAGTAGCTATTACTAGTGCATTTACAACATCATTAGTAGCTAATCCAATACGCAATGACCAAGTTATATTAAGTACCTCAGCAACATTAGCCGCAACACCAAAACGCATTCGCGACAATAATATTGCTGTTGCCAGTGTGTTTAATATTGCTACAAGTGCAAGTAGAGTATTCCATGTTGGAACTAGCGAAACAGCCGCATTCAATATTACTGCGGTTAATGCCCGTACAAGATCAACTCAAGCCGCTATTACTGCGGCTTTTTCATCAACTCTAACAGTTAGAGAAACAAGTGGATTATCGGCTAATTTAACAACAACAGCAACATTAAATTGTACAGCTATTCGTGCAATTCGCGTTATAGGAGACAGTACTATACAAGGACAGATTATTTCTCCAACAGGTGCTGTGTTACAAACAGATATCTATCCAAACTACAGCCAAGTTACATTGGCTACACCGGCTTAAGGAACGACAATGACAGTTTTAATTTCTAACAACGGTGAATTTGGCAATGGTTTAAAGTTTGAAGCAAGAGCTAGTGCTCATGGATTAAGCCATGGACCTGTCTACGGCTCTGCGGGATATCTTGCATTAAGATTAGATGAAAATGGATTTGATACAGGAGTTTATCTACAATCAAGTACAGATGGTATTAACTGGTCAAATCAAAGTCATAATATAACCATACCATTTACATCTATTAATAACTTAACCTATGTTAATGGTAGATATTTTGTTTTAGGAAATGACACAGCAACCAGTACAAAATATATCAGTTACAGTACTGATATGTCAACTTGGACTAATTTAAGTTTTGTTAGTCCTATTGCTGGTAGTGTTCTTAACATTGTTTATTCAAACAGTTTATATATTTTATTAACCAGTGGTAATGGCACTGGAAGAATTTATACAAGTACAAATTTAACTACTTGGACATTAAGACACACAAGAACATACGGCGGCGGTACTGTAACTGGTTTTAGTTTTACTTCTATAGCAACCAGTGGAACTTATACTGTAGCCTGTGCTTGGAGCTATCAAAATACTACTGGAAAATATATTCCAGGATATTCTTATTCTAGTAACGGAACTACATGGACTGATGGTAATATGAATAATGGCGGTACTAATGCTATTAGTACAATATTCCAAGATGTTACATCTGTCGGTGGAACAAGTTTTATTGCAGTTGGTACTGGTGGTGTAATGTATACTACTAGTAACATGACTACATGGACTCCGCAAACAACAGGCACAACTAATGATTTATATAAAGTTGGTTATGCCAACAGCAAATATGTTGTATATGGTGGTCGAAGTCTTATCTTAACCAGTTCTAATGGTAGTACATGGACAAGTCAAACATTACCTGTTATACAAAGTGATGACATATTGGCTTATAGTAATGGTGCAAGCCAATATTCAAAACCGTTTTATGCAAACAATAAATGGACTGTTGGTGATTATACCAGTACTGATGCTGCCACTTGGACAGTATTAGATTATCAAATTCCAAATAAACAACCATTTATTAAGTATCCTTATGAATCTGGTTGGAACACTTGGAAGTCAATGGATTTTTGGGTTTTCATTCCAAGCCATCCTAATAAATTTAGTGAATTTGGTATTGCTAGTGAGCGTGGTAGTTGGACAGTATATCTAGAAACACAGTCTAGCGGATCAATATCATTAAGATATCGCGGAAATAATTTTAGTGCTTATGCCGATGTGGCTATCACAAGTAGTTTTAACTTTGGTCAATGGAATCATTTGAGATTAGTATCTGATGCTGGTGTTTCTAGTTGGTATGTTAATGGTTCAAGAAAATCTATTACAACAACAGGTACACGATTAGTTGCTAATGATACACTTAACATAGGTTATAGTGCATGGGTAGCTGACAATAGATATGCTCGTCCTGTAGATTATTTCATTGACGAATTTTATCTAACTGATGAAGCATTAAATCCTACATCAGCAACTACAATTACAGTTCCAACACAACCTTGGGTCAACAATGAATACACCAGTATCTTATTGCATTTCAATACAAACTTTGAAGATGATCCAAGCACTCCAGCAAGAAATGCTACTGCATTTATTGATGCTGCCTTTACTGAAGTAACCAATGCTAGTAAGATTGTTAAAACATCTGTTGCATTGTCAACAACAGCAAGTCAATCAGCAAGTGCTACCAAAGCTGTCAATACCAGTGCAAGCCTTAGTGCAACAGCATCACTCACAGCAACTTTACGCAGAACAAAACAATTTAGTGCAAGTCTAGTTGTTGCGGCAAGTGAATTAACAGCCAATGCAAGAACAAGAGGCTTTGGTGCAATATTAACA